GCCACACATCTGGGTGATATTGTGGATGCCCACTTGGAGATAAAAAGTTTAATTCTTCTCCATTTAGATATGCCTCACACATCTCGTGTACTTGTGTACCTTCTTCAGCTGCTTTTTTAACAATATAATCTGCTGATGTTCCCATTTGTTTTAGCCACTTTTCAAAGTGTTTACCTTTTGGGTAGCTTTGTAAAACATAGGTTACAGATGGATAATACTTACCGTTGCGTCTGTAATAACGCGAATCGGGCATAGTGATCTGTTTTGCGTCTTCAGAAATCTCTAAAATTCTGTCATAGGACTTTTTTACATTCCTTTTACTCATATAAATTCGAGTTTTTTAGCCATTAAGCCATATTCACTTAAAGGTGTAGTAGTTTGAATGAGATTAGTAACTGCCTTAAATCCCATCTCTGATGGGTCTTTTTCTTCTAAGTCAACCAGGTAAACCTCTTTACCTTCATTCATTAATTGTTCACAAAACTTAACGGCATCTTTTTGAGCGTCCTTATCTAAAGCTATATATATTTTTTGTACCTGTGAGGTAACAATTTTTTTCATTAATTCTCTTTGGATATGTTTTCCTAACAGGGGAATTGCGTTGCGTTTTACAGCTAAAGCATCAAACATACCTTCAACTAAAATTAAAGGAGATGACCAATTGATAAATAATTCAAATGGTATTGTATCCTTACTCATTGGTGGATTTTTATATTTAACAGGTGAGTGAGGGTTGTAGTTACGGGCTACGAAATAATTTAGGGAACCTTCGTGGGAATACGACGGTATAACGATCATATAATCGTAGACACCACCATCGCAATAACCAATATTGTAGCGCATAATATCCGCTTTACTTACGCCACGTTTTTTTAGGTAAGCTAGCGCCTGTCTACCCTTAATATCTGATTTTGTTAACTCAAGTAGTGGTTTAAACTCCTTAGGTAGATTAATTGCCTCTACTTTTTTAGTATTGTCTCTATAGTCTTTGTAAGAGACATGCTTTTTCACCTCAGCAATTTTATCTTCTGGGGCTTGTGCTTGTTTTAATAAGGTGACTAGATTAGTTCCTTTTTTATTACAAACCCAACAGTGCCAAGGATTCTTTTGACCATCAGTAAAATTAACCTCTAATTTAGGTTTTGAGTGATGACAAAAAGGACAGTGGTATGCTTGATTACCTCTGGCTGTAGATTTGCCTGCTCCTAGAACGGAGTTTACAATGTTAACTAATAAATGGTTTACCATATAACGGTAAATGTAATAACTTATTTTGGCGATTCAAAGTCTTTTGTGAAGAACTTCCCGAGAATGTTATCGTTAAAATATTCGTGAGGATTTTCTAATACACTATATAAAAATAATGCTTTTGTTTCCTCATAAGTTAATAACTTTTTATTGGGAGCCAAAGTTAAAATTTCACGTTTAAAATTTTCAATGGGTTCGTTCTCTAATAAGTTAAGTAATACTTTGTTAGAGCCCCAATATGTTTTCCAATCTGATTCTTTGATTACTTGTTTATATGAGGGTTTACGTCCTTGAACACCTTCATACATTGCTAAATCTTTTTTTGTTAATTTAGCTTTACGAGTAAATTTTAATACTTTTTTACCTATATACATTTTACCACTTGGAATGTGGGTAACTCTATAGGTAAATCCAAATGTTGAAGGAGGGAAATCCTCAATTGAGGTCATTTCCTCACCTTTATATAACCAATTCATAATTTAAAATTTTAAGGGGTTGCTGTGATGTTAAATACTACATCACTATTAGTTCCACCTTCTGCTGCTTGTAAATCATTTAATGCTACTACTCTTAAAGTATCACCTGCAGTCATTGAATAATTACTTATACTACATATAACATTATTTGTACCTGTAGTAAATAAAGGGACGGTATAAGTTTGAGAAGTTACAATAGTTGAGGTACCATTTTTAGTAATTCTAATACCTGTTGATCTTGAAATGTTACCTGTACTATAATCTAACTGTAATTGAGCATTCATAGTATAGTTACCTGTAGATGGGGCTGTGTAAATACCAGTAGTAGGGTTAAAGTTATTACCTGGGTCGGTTTCAGAACCGTAATTGGTTACTGTAGTATAAGTACCTGTAGCAAAGAAACTTGTTCTAGTAGCTGTTAAAGTATCTGGAGTATCGTTCCAGGTTTGACCATACATTTCACCGAATCCGTAAGGAGTAGAGGTATTCCAAGTTTTAGAACTTAAATCACCTTGATAAGTAGTAGAATTAACAACTAAAGTTTCCATGTTAATTTCAGTAGTAACTCCATTTGAATTGTTATAGTCTGCTTTATTAACAAGACCATATTTCATTTGGGCCATACCTATCTCCCCTGTTGAATCCGGTGCTATTTTGTATGTTGCCATTAACTATTTTTTAAATTGTTAATTTCTTGTTTTAAAGATTCTACTTCAGCAGTTAATTCTTTAACAGCTTCAATTAACACACCTGTAATATTACCATAGGCTACTGCTAAATTACCTTCTTCACCTTCAGCTACTACTTCTGGGATTACTGGTTGTAATTCTTGAGCAATTACCCCCATGTAACGAATTCCATCAGGATCTTCTACTTTATTATAAGTAACACCTCTAATAGCATTTACCTTATCTAAAGCACCTTCAATAGTTTCTACATTAGTTTTACTACGAGCATCTGAGTAAGCTACAATGTTTGCTGAGGCATAAATTGAAGTACCACTTACGGAGCCATTAACTTCAAAGAAGCCATTTGATGGGTTAGTAACACCTACACCTACTCTACCATTATTTTTAATAGTAAATTTATTTGTAGGTGAAGATGAACCATCATTAGTAGTATGGAATTCAATTCTTGAAGGGTAATCACCTCCACTAAATGTACCATCTCCTTTAAATATAATACTTGCAATATCAGCACTATATACTGAGGAACGAGCTACTAATTCAGCAAATTCAGTATTATTACCAATACCTGGGGTTTCATTTGTTAATTTAAGAGCAGGAGCAGATGCAGATCCTTTAATAGTTAGGTAATTTGATCCTGAGTTCCAAGTAAAATTAGGATCTCCTCCAAATGTACCATTTTCATTAAATTGAACTTCAGTATTTGAACCTCCTACAACTTGATTTGCTATATAACCCGAACCAGTTGTAAATAATCTACCATTAGTACCTATAGTAACCAAGTCAACTAATCCTGAAGCCTGTGTTATTTCTGGGAAGAGTATCTCATTAGACTCTACTTGGAAAACAAATCCAGGACCTGTACTTCCACTAAAAGTTATGTTAGAACTATCTAATGAAACTAATCTATTGGATGTAATGGTACCATCTGCTGTATATAAAGTATCAATTGTACCTCCTCCTGAACCCAGGAAGGCAAATGAAACATTTGTATTATTAGGAGTTCCATTAGCTGGGATTGGTGAATTAGATTCACCAAAGGATCTACCACCGACCCATTTAAGATCTAAAATTAAATCTCTACCACTACCTGCAGCAGCTGGGTTTCCTACTCTAGCAGAACCACTATTTATATAATAATAATCATATTCAGGTTGTTCGTCGTCATATACTCTAACTAAAATTTGACCACTATCTGTAATTGATGATGTAATAAAAGAGAATACAGTATCATCACCATCACCACTATCGTATTGTTGTTGGTTTCCTGTTCCTAATCCTCTACCTATATCTGAGAAATGCCATTCGTTATATCCTGAAGCTGTTACGTGAGAAGCTGCTGTTGATGCTTTAATTTGAGGGTTACCACCACTCCAAGGAGAAGCATTTAATTCAACAGATCCTGTATACTGAAGGGTAAAACCACCACCATTATCATCAAGGCCTGAAGTACCTGAAGTACCTGAAGAGCCTGAGCTACCAGTGCTACCTGAAGTACCTGAGGTACCATTTTCACCTGATGTACCTGAAGTTCCTGATGAGCCTGAATTACCTGATGAACCTGATGTACCTGAAGAGCCTGAATTACCTGATGTACCTGAAGTTCCTGATGAGCCTGATGAACCTGAACTACCTGAGTTACCTGAGGTACCTGAAGAGCCTGAAGAGCCTGAAGTACCAGAACTACCAGCTTCACCTGAAGTACCTGATGAACCTGATGAACCTGATGAACCAGAGCTACCAGCTTCTCCAGAAGTACCTGAAGAACCTGAACTACCTGATGAACCTGAACTACCTGAAGTACCATTTGTACCTGATGAACCAGAAGTACCGTTTGTACCTGAAGTACCAGAACTACCAGCTTCACCTGAAGAGCCTGAAGAGCCTGAAGTACCTGAAGAACCAGCTTCACCTGAAGAACCTGAAGAGCCTGAAGTACCTGAAGAGCCTGATGAACCTGAAGTACCGCTTGAACCTGATGAGCCTGAAGTACCTGAAGAACCTGATGAGCCTGAAGTACCGTTTGTACCTGAAGTACCAGAACTACCAGCTTCACCTGAAGAACCTGAAGAGCCTGAAGTACCTGAAGAACCAGCTTCACCTGAAGAACCTGAAGAACCTGAAGAGCCTGAAGTACCTGAAGAGCCAGCTTCACCTGAAGTACCTGATGAACCTGAACTACCTGAAGTACCATTTGTACCTGATGAACCAGAAGTACCGTTTGTACCTGAACTTCCTGAAGTGCCTGATGAACCTGAAGTACCTGATGAACCTGATGAACCTGATGTACCAGAGCTACCAGCTTCTCCAGAAGTACCTGAAGAACCTGATGAGCCATCAGTTCCTGAGGTACCTGATGAGCCTGAGGTACCTGAAGAACCTGAGTCACCTGATGTACCTGATGAACCTGAAGTACCGTTTGTACCTGAAGTGCCTGAAGTGCCTGATGAACCTGAGGTGCCATTTTCACCAGAAGTACCTGAGCTACCGCTTGAGCCATTTTCACCTGAGGTACCTGAACTACCGCTTGAGCCATCAGTTCCTGATGTACCTGATGAACCTGAGGTGCCTGATGAACCTGAAGTACCATTTGTGCCTGAACTTCCTGAAGAACCATTTGTACCAGAAGTACCTGAGCTACCGCTTGAACCATTTTCTCCTGATGTTCCTGAAGAACCAGATGAACCAGATGAACCATCTGAACCTGAGGTACCTGAACTACCGCTTGAGCCATCAGTTCCTGATGTACCTGATGAACCTGAGGTGCCTGCACTTCCTGAAGTACCAGAGCTACCTGAGGAGCCGCTTGAGCCATTTGTGCCTGAACTACCTGAAGAGCCTGATGAACCGCTTGAACCATTTTCACCTGAAGTACCTGATGAACCAGATGAACCATCTGAACCTGAGGTACCTGATGAACCAGCTGAACCATCTGAACCTGAAGTACCTGATGAGCCTGAGGTGCCTGCACTTCCTGAGGTACCAGAGCTACCTGATGAGCCGCTTGAGCCATTTGTACCTGAACTTCCTGAAGAACCTGATGAGCCTGAAGAGCCATTTTCACCTGAGGTGCCTGAAGAACCAGATGAACCATCTGTTCCTGAGGTGCCTGAAGAACCTGATGATCCGTCAGTACCTGAGGTACCTGAAGAACCTGAAGTTCCCGCACTTCCTGAAGTACCAGAACTACCTGATGAACCACTTGAGCCGTTAGTACCTGAACTACCTGAAGAACCTGATGAACCACTTGAGCCATTTTCGCCTGAAGTACCTGAAGAACCTGATGAACCATCTGTTCCTGAGGTGCCTGAAGAACCTGATGATCCGTCAGTTCCTGATGTACCTGATGAACCTGAAGAACCTGATGATCCAGATGAACCATCTGAACCTGAGCTACCTGAAGAACCATTTGTACCTGAGCTACCTGAAGAGCCTGATGAGCCGCTTGAACCATTTTCTCCTGAGGTACCTGAGCTACCACTAGAGCCATTTTCACCTGAAGTACCGGATGATCCTGAAGAGCCGTCAGTTCCTGAAGTCCCTGATGAGCCTGAACTACCTGAGGAGCCGCTTGAGCCATTAGTACCTGAACTTCCTGAAGAGCCATTTGTACCTGAACTTCCTGAAGAGCCTGATGAACCGCTTGAACCATTTTCACCAGAAGTACCTGATGAACCACTAGAGCCATTTTCACCTGAAGTACCTGATGAACCACTTGAGCCATTTTCGCCTGAAGTACCTGAAGAACCTGATGATCCAGATGAACCATCTGAACCTGAGGTACCAGAGCTACCTGATGAACCACTTGAGCCATTAGTACCTGAACTTCCTGAAGAACCATTTGTACCTGAACTTCCTGAAGAGCCTGATGAACCAGAAGTACCATTTTCACCTGAAGTACCTGATGAACCACTTGAGCCATTTTCTCCTGAAGTACCTGAAGAGCCTGATGAACCAGATGAACCATCTGAACCTGAGGTACCAGAGCTACCTGAGGAGCCGCTTGAGCCATTAGTACCTGAACTTCCTGAAGAACCATTTGTACCAGAAGTACCTGAGCTACCGCTTGAACCATTTTCACCTGAAGTACCTGATGAACCAGATGAACCATCTGAACCTGAGGTACCTGATGAACCAGCTGAACCATCTGAACCTGAAGTACCAGATGTACCTGATGAACCGTCTCCTGAAGTACCTGATGTACCTGATGAACCAGATGAACCATCTAAGCCTGAGGTACCTGATGAGCCAGATGAACCATCTGAGCCTGAGGTACCTGATGAGCCAGCTGAACCATCTGAACCTGAAGTACCTGATGAACCAGCTGAACCATCTGAACCTGAAGTACCAGATGTACCTGAAGTACCGTCTCCTGAGGTTCCAGATGAACCATTTGTACCAGAAGTACCTGAGCTACCGCTTGAGCCATTTTCACCTGAAGAGCCTGATGTGCCTGAAGAACCGTCTATCCCTGAAGTACCTGATGAGCCACTTGAACCATCGGTTCCTGAAGTACCTGAAGAGCCACTTGAACCATCGGTTCCTGAAGTACCTGAAGAGCCAGATGTTCCTGCACTTCCTTGGGTTCCTACTACATCAAATCTTATTTCATATACATAATCTTTAGATCCAGATCCTGAAGGACCTGAAAGGAATGTTACGGTAATTTCTCTATAAGATGTTGAAAAAGATAAAGTATTAGAATCTATACTCCAGATCCAAGTATCATTTGATACAGGATCTTCAATATACATAATAGAACCTTCACCAATTCTATCTAAGAAAGCAGCTCTATTTACTGAAATATAATCAGTATTATCTAGTTCTATATAGGTAATTGCACTAAAGTTAAGTAAATTAT